AGATCGCCGGTCAGGCCCGTGCGTTCCGGCAGGTTCGGGATTTTCGGCATCAGGCGTCCTTTGGCCAGGCGTCGTGCGCGGCGATGTCCAGCGCGGCGAGTTGGTCGGCGCTGGCGCTGGCGATCTGCTGTTCGATCAGGGCGGAGGCGGCGCGGATCGCATCGATCGCGGCGAAGCGGGCGTCGGCATCGGGTCCGGGCGCGCGCATGTCGTTCATCTGCCGCCAGAGCGGCGATATGGTAGCGATCCGCCGGGCGGCTTCGCGCTTCACCTGCTGCAACATCCGGGCACGCACGTCGTCGACCAGCTGGCGTCGGATGCGTGGCTTGCCGGTGGGGGCCGCCTCGATCACCGCGCCCTCGGCCTGGGCGGCGAGCAGCTTGCGATGGCGCGCGGGTGCGATGCGTAACGCATCGGCCGGGATGTCGGTGTGGATCGCGCTGTCGAAAAATCCGTGCGCTGTGGCGGAATAATAGATCGCCATGATCAGATCCCGATTGCGAGGTAGGCCATGCCGACGGTGGTGTCGTCGGCGGAGAAGACGGCGAACCCGCTGCGGGTGATGCCGGAGGTGACGAGGACGGGCGGATTGTCCTGGCTATCCGCACCACCGGCTGCGCCGCCGCAGGGCGTGACGGCGAAACATTCGGTCGGGAAGGCGACCGGAAAGAGCGTGTTCGTGGTGGTGTTGGCCGGGGCCGAGAAGCGCCCCCATTGCAGGATCAGGCCGCCGGTGCCGGGCAGATAGGCATAGCCATTTTGGCCAAGGCTGCGCGCGAGGCCCGACAGGGCGGCAGGCGTGATCGCCTTGTCCGTCGCGGATCCTGCAGCCACGTCGGCCGACGATGCGGCATCGACGGTGAGCGTGCGGCTGAGTGCGAGATTGCCGCCGCCCTTCACCAGGCCGCCGCCGCTGAATGCGATCGCGCTGCGCAAGGCAAACAAGGCCGCTGGCGTAATCGCCCTGTCCGTGGCGGTGCCAGCGATCGTTTCACCACCCGTCGCCGCCGGGACGTCGATCGTGCGGCCTTCGGTCAGTTCGCCGCCGCCCGTAGCCAGGCCGCTGACGCCGATCGACAGGGCGGCCTGCACCGCGCGCAAGGTCGCCGGTGTGAGCGCCTTGTCCGTTACCGTCCCGGCAATGGCTTCCGCGCCTGTCGCCGCCGGGACGGTGATCGTGCGGCCTTCGGTCAGATCGCCGCCGCCTGTGGCCAGGCCACTGACGCCGATCGACAGCGCCGCTTGCACCGCGCGCAAGGCCGCCGGTGTGAGCGCCTTGTCGGTCGCGGTCCCGGTAATGGCCTCCGCGCCCGTCGCTGCCGGGACGCCGATCGTGCGGCCTTCGGTCAGATCGCCGCCGCCGGTGGCCAGGCCACTGACGCCAATGGACAGCGCCGCCTGCACCGCGCGCAAGGCCGCCGGGGTGAGCGCCTTGTCGGTTGCCGTCCCCGCAATGGCTTCCGCGCCCGACGCGGCAGGGACGTCCAATGTCCGGGATTGGGTAAGGTCGCCGCCGCCTGCGACCAGTCCGGTCCCGGTGATGGTGCGGGCCGTCAAGGACTGGAGGATCAGGTCGAACGCGTCCGCCAACGCGGTCAGGTCTTCATCTGTCGCTTGGGTCAGCGCCGTTAGCCGCCGTTGCAGCTTGCGCGGCGATATGATGGTCTGGTCGTCGGTCCCGCCATCGGCTTCGGCGTTGGTCGCGATGCGCGCCATTCCGGCGCGCGTCTCGGTCGCCGGGGGCAGCAGGAAAATGGCATCGCCAAAGCTGATATTACCGGTGCCATTGGCGAAGGCGACGTCGAGCGCGAGCAGGAAGCTGGCGATCGACACTTTCGTGAAGATCGGGGTGGGCTGCGCATAGACGGCAAACAGCGTGCCATCATCGAGATAGAGGGCGAGGCCGCGCAGATCGTAAATGTCGGTCGTCCCATCGACGGCCGTCATGTGGATGATGGTTTCGCTCACCACGTCGCCGGAGAAGCTGGCCGACAAGCGCTTGAATTCACCGGGCAGGGCGTCGATCGTCGGGGCAACCACGAAGGCGCTCTGGGTCAGGCCGACCTGAGTGATGACGATGGGATGCGCGGCATCGGCGGCCAGGAAGGCGGCAAGACCGGCCTGGGTGACCATCATGGTGACGGGATCGCTCATGCAACCTCCAGCCAGGCGCCAGCGCCGTCGATGATCGGCTCGCCAGTCTCGGTTTGCAGATAATTGTCCCAGGCCGGATCGGTCGCGGCGGTGACATTGGCGGCGGCAGTGACGCGGGACAGGCCCGCGAGGTTAGCGGCGGCGATGAGCGCGACCTGCGCGCGCGCGCGCAATTTGAACACGGCCAGCATATGAGCGCGCACCGGCTTGACCTGGGCGATGTCGCGCAGGATCTGCGCCACCATATTCTCGTCATAGAGGACGCGACTGTCGGCCAGCAGCGGCAGTTCGAGGCGGAAGGTGAAGGGATCGAGCGTGTCGCGATCTTCGAACCATTCCACCAGGCGGATGAGCGGGTCGAAGCGATCCAGAACGGTGCGCAGGGAAACCGGCGTGCCCTTGCGCCGTTGAAAGGCAATGGCGTCGGCGATGGCCGCGCGTTTTTGCGGATCGGTCCAGTTCGCGTCCCACAGGTCGATCGATACGCCCCAGCCCAACCAGGGCAGCAAATCGTAAGGGCAGTCCTGCGGCGACCAAAGCGCGCGGATCAGCACATCGATATCGAGAAGACCGGCGGCGACCTGTTCCAAGGCCTTTTCCAGGCTGGTCGATCCGGTCGGCAGGACGGAGGGATAGGTCATTCGCCCACCCCCGCCGCGACGATCGCGATGTCGGTGCAGCGCGGTGCCTGCTGACGGGTGATGATCAGGTCCGCCGCTGGTTCGAGCAGGGTGACGTTCTGGACGCCTTCGACATGGAGGGCCGCGAATATGCCGGAGCGAGTGACGTCGCGGCCGAGCCGGTGGCAGGCGGCGACATAGGCGTCGATGCGTGCGCGGGCGGCGGCCAGGACGACCGTGGCGTCCGGGCCGCTGAAGGTCGTGAGCTGCGCCAGGACGCGATAATCGACGATCGTCGCGGACTGGACGGTCACGGCGTCGGTCAAGGGGCGGCGCGTTGCGGCGGTGAGATAGGCGGCGGTTTTGGCCACCAGGGCAGGCGAGGCGGCCCCGGTGCCGGTGCGCGACAGGATGGAGACCAGGACTTCGCCGGGCGACGGGCTGCTGGCGCTGGCATCGAGGATGTCGGCGTCGGCCGAGAGGGCGTGGAAGATATAGGCGCCCTCCGGCCCGGCAACCGAATAGCCCTCTGGCGCGAGGACCATGCGGCGGCGAAAATCGGCGTCGCTTTCCATCATGGCGGGCACGCCCTGGGCCGGGTTTGCCGGTTCCAGGGTGAAGCGGGTGATGCCGAAAAGGGCGGCGATGTTATCGAGATCGCCGCCGGTGGCGAAGGCAGGCATGACGGCGCGGGCGGCTTCGTTGACGCGCTGTCGCAGGAGCAGGGCGAAGTAGGAAAAGGCCTGGAGCAGCTTCGTCGCGGGATCGCTATCCCGACTTTCGAAGTCGGGCATCAAGGCCTTCATGCGCGCGATGGCGTCGGCCAGGATGGTATCGAAGTCGAGCGGCTCAACGATATCCGGGGCGGGGAGGCGCGAAAGATCGACGGCGGCGAGGGGGGCATCGGTCATGCGGCCATGTCGGCCGCAGAGCGGGGCGGGCGCTACGGCGTCCATGTGTAGAGGGGGGCTCTACACATGTCCCCACTCAGGGGAGGTTCATAGAGTGCTTGTAAAGCCTACATCCTAATGCGTCTTGATGACCAAAAGGCACATTAGGTTAGAGGTTCGAATATTACCCCGAAACTCCAGTCGCAAAGCGCGTTATAGCTTGGCTATCTAAAATGAGGTTATATCATGCAAATGTCTCAATCTGTTAGGATTGCAGCAATTTCGCTCATCATGGTGCCTTCTTCCAGCGTGGCAGAGACACTGAAAACAATCGATTTCGATTCGAAGCAGGTTGCCGGAAATAATGGTCGTGCGATTTTGGATAGTGCCGGTACAATTGTCTTACGGGCAACTATAGATAGGGGAACTAGGGCTCTAAAAGCCCCAGAGGTCGTCAAGCATGGCTGTTTGTCCAAACCTGGTTGCCTCAAAGTTTCAATGGATGAAACATCGGCTAGCGCTGCGAAGAACAAAATTATGTTCGCAATTTGGGGTCATGATCAGAAATCAAAGTTGGGTGAGAGAGTGGTGGTGGGTGATGGATTTACCACAAAGGTGTCGTTTGCGATGAAGCTCGATAAAACTTACCAAGATCCGACTAATAACATGATCCACTTCCAAGCATTTCAGCCCCGGCGACAAGGTGACCTGTATGAAGGAAATGTGATACCGGGCGGGCCTATAATTTCGTTCAAGATGGTTCCCGCAAAGCACCGCCAAATCAAAAACCGGAACGTTCAGGAATATGTAATAGCGGTGCGGAACCCAACGACCGCTGGCGTATCCACTTATATGGGAAATGACCGAGCGATGCTGTTCCGCGCAGGGATGCAAAAAGGTAGATGGTATAAATTTACTATCTCGATGACATCTCGAACAAAGAAAAATGGTGTCGTGGGTGGACCTTTAGCTTTGGAGGTGGACGGCAAGAGCGTGATGCAAAAAGATGTTGCGTGGGGTTTCAATCCGTCAAAATTTCCTGTTAGCCGTACGATAGGATTCGACCTCGGCATTTATCGTTCTGCAGATCGGAGAGGAAAGCAGGCGGTTTATTTCGATGATGTTTCGGTTATCCGATTTTAGCTACCGGCAAGGGGTAATATGCGCGCAAAAATTGCGATATGTTCCGCGATGAAAAATGAGGAGGAATATCTGCTTGAATGGCTGTGCTTCCACCGTTTAGTTGGCGTAGGCAAGTTTGTCATCTACAACAACCAAAGCACTGACGACACGCCTGAGATCGTGCGGATGTTCAACCATCGTTTTCCCGGCGCAGTGCAATTGATTGATTGGCCCCGGCAGCCGGGGCAGTGGCTAGCCTTTAAGGACATGATAGCTAATCGAAAGCACGTTGCTGAGTGGGTTGCATTTCTCGATGCCGATGAGTTTTTGTTTGGGACTGAGGAAGACGACTTACGGAACATACTACCGCTCTACCAAGATTGTTCGGCAGTCGGCGTTCACTGGCTCAACTTTGGTTCATCAGGTCATGAAACTACGCCCCTTGGTTTGTGCATTGAAGCGTTTACGCAGCGCTCTTCCGATGATTTTCGAGCACATAACCACATCAAATCGATCGTTCGTATTGATGAAATCGACGGATTCCAAACAGTCCACTATTTTAATGGTCTGCGAGGCACAGTTGATGTCGCCGGCACGCTAATTCCGCCCGAGACGAGGGGGAAATGTTCTTCCAGTCGCCACGATGTGATGCGTATTAATCACTATGTCACAAAATCAGAAGAACAGTTGAGAATCAAGATTGCGCGGGGGCAACCACGGCTTGATGATGCACCAGATAAATTTAGAGACATAGATAAGTATAGAAGGAATGGTCGAAATGATGTGGAAGATGTTACAATTGCCCGCTTCATACCTAGAGTTAAATCAATGATGAATGAAGTACTGGCTGCATCTAGTTCGATATGAGAAAGATGTTGATATATCGCATGTGATACTTAGTATTTATAGCCGAATTATACATGAAAATGTGATGTTTATTGTCAAAAACCTAGCAGTGTGGGCGGGATGTTTGATTAGAAATCCGCAAAATGTGAATGCAGCACTGTGAACATTGTATCGCGGTCCAACAGTAATTGCTCACGGGGTTGGCAGAAAAGTATTGCGCGGAGGTCGATTGGCTGATTCACCCTACGGATGTCACCGCCGCCGCTTCATGTGCTGACCGAAGCCGAGAAGAACGAGTTGCTGCTCGCGCAGCACGAGATGATCGAGCGACTGGTAGCGCGGATCTCTTC